ATCTTCTAGATGTTGTATCTTCGTTACGGTCATTCTCTCCACTAGTGGAGCATATCTGATGCTCTCAGTGGGATCGAGATGATTCCAACTTTCTTGCTACGTTCTAAGAAAGATAATAGTTTTAGACCATTATCTAGCTTAGGCTTATGAGAGGTATTAAGTTTATAAAACTCAAAATCCCTTTTCATCTGCATGTACTCATCGTACATAACAAGCAAGTCTTCAATTGGGAGGATATCAAACGCTTTACCTATTTTAGGAGTGACTCTATAACGTTCTCAATAGAAGAGAATGTCTAGGATATCACCTGGAATAGGAGGGCCAAATATAGATCCACATTCCTGCTTTACCTTGTCGAGATATCCCTTACGGGACATTTCTAAAAGTAATTCAGCAATACGGTCTGTAAGATAACCCCGTGCATACGAATCGAATAGTCGAGAATGTCAGGCGATCTTTGGATGATCAATATGAGGAACCTGGATCGTAAGATCCTTAGTTCATCTCAATATTACATCTTCCAAAGGCCCGGCTTTGATGTTACCAATTATACGACCACCAATGAATCTAAATGGATTCTTGGGATCGATAAGGTAGTCACAAAGCACCTGAAAAGGCATTTTCCCTTGCTTTACGATATTACTAGTAATAAACAGTAAACTATATAAGTAACTGTCTATATTAGATCACTGTCTTCCTGTTAGAGTCTTTAGGACTCTCATAGGATGACTATCGATCTTTCTAGATAATAAATCATATGCCATAGAAGCTCTTCCAAATAGAGAATCTAAAGCTCTCGCTTGGCGTCAACTAAATGCTGACACCTCACGAGGGCCAATAGAGACTCTCTTGGCAAACTCGATAACCGGTCTATCCGGAGCTATTAGGGATTTCGATGGATTACAAGATACACCGAATCAAGTCTCCATTACCGAAAAGTAAAGAGACGCAATTCGAGAATCAAAAATCACGATATCATCCCCCAGCACTTCATACTTCTCGAATCAGGACTTTTGCCGACCGTATATTCGTTCGGCACAGTACTGGACGATCAGATGATGTGTTAGGTTTAGCATGGCTCATGAAGACAATGCCCCCATAGGTTGCCCCACGGAGTACTTAACTGAAGA